TAGATTTCCTTTATCTACAAACCTTTGCAGTTTCTCTTTGATACTTTCTGGTAAGACAACATCCGCAACTTTGTTGGGACGATATTTCTCAGCCCAAATAGATTCACCAACAATCATACATCACCTCGAACACTTACTGCATAAACCACTGGCATTTCCTTACCTTTGAAAACACCAAACGGAGAATTAGCATCAAGACACACATCATAGTCTCCGTCGATAAGCTTTAGACTATCGAAAGAAAACGTTATAGGTAAGGTGTCTTCGTGTTCTGTTTCTGTTATGATCGTTGTCCAGTCATCAATTGTTCCGTTTTCAAGGTCAACTGCTCTTACAACAATCTTACCGTTTTCACACTGAAACTGTGCTTCCGGCATGTCTAACAGTGCAGCAGCTTTTCTTAGAACAACCACGTCATTTTTAGACATCGTAAAATTGAGGCTTCCGGAAAATGAAGTGACATGATTTGGATCTACTTTCTTGTAGATAATCATATCTTTGGAAGCATACTGATATTTTACGCTGTGTCTTCCTGACTTGATCTCAACAAACTTATCATCAAAATCAAATTCAGGGTTAGGCATCATAGAGATGATGTTAAGGAATCTAGACAACTCATAGATCCCAAAAGGCTTGTCAAAAGTCTCACCGACATCTGCAAATGCAAAAACATTTTCATACGGTGAGGTAGTCTGGATCAAAGACCCAGACTCCACATAGACAGAAGGATTGATAGTCGAAAAGTTTTTCAGAATATCAATCGTTTCTTTCGATAAATTCATCACTTTCTCATCTTCTTAAGCTGGTTCATGTCTGCCGTAGCAACAGCACCGATTTGTGCCAGTGCTGCAAGACTACCACCAAAGATATAAGTTCCGCAATGCTTAAGTTCCATCCACGGACACAACCAGACCTTCATTCCAGCTTTACGTGTATTATAACAGAACATGTAATCCTCTGAGAGATATCTTTTTGATTCTGGATCAATAATACAGTCAAAGAAAGCTGTGATCTCTCTGGAACCATCGAAGTGTTGTGTTCTCACATGATCCGGCTTGTACTTGTAATCAGGAAAAGCTTCTTCATACTTTTCCAAAGTCTCACGGCGAATCATCATAAAGCCTGTTCCTGCTTCACCAACCTCTACAGGCTCATTAATGGGAACAGATTTTTGTCCTGCTACAGGATTGAAAACATAATCACCGACAAACTGTTCTAAGTGATTAGGATTGTCATCAGCCACACCCTGATCTACTGCTTGTTTGATCTTTTCCCAAGAGATGTTTTTCTTTGGATAAGGACCAGCAATGATATCGTACTCTGATTCTTCATCTTGTAATGCCAAAAGTGCAAGCACGTCTTTAGGATCAAAACCAATATCAGAATCAATAAACATGAGGTGTGTGTAACCAGACCTCATAAATTCATCAACGCAGTAGTTTCTAGCTCTGGTAATAAGAGATTCGTTGAAAAGGTAATAGAATCGAATTTCGATATTATACTTTGCACAAACAGCAGCTAAGTCTGCTGTCGATCTTGCAAACATGCCGTGACACTGACCACCGTACATTGGTGTTGCCACAAACAATTTCCTTTTCTGTAACTCCTCAATAGAAATTTCAGTTTTCATTATCTACCTCGTTCTTGTTTAAACAAACTATTCACCATAATTGCCTTGGTACTCACCATTGCTTTCTGATTCCAAAATAAGATACTGACCAATTCTAGTACCTTTCTTAATCTTTGCTGTACCTGTAGTAACAACCAACAAAGCTACCATAGAGCCTTTGTAGCCTGTGTCATAAAGACCCGAACAAAGGTAAACGCCGTTACGAATAAGTGTGGACCTACTGATCACAACACCTGCTTCTTGCTGTCCGATCTGGACCTTATTTTTCATCGTAACTTTATAAGAACCCGGTTCCAAAACATAGAACCCATCGTCCTGTATAGGTAGTTTAGACGTAATTCTGTGCTTCTTTTCATTGTCATCTAAAACAAAATCAGAAGCCTCGATCTTTTCGACTTCATCCAGACGAATATCTACAGCATTAGGCTGAATATCACCCTTTTCGATATCGGTGATTTTAGTTTCTGTAAACTGTGATTCAGGATGTAGGAGCATTTCTGTTTTCCTCTTCAAGTGCATACAACATTAATATAATGTAATGGATTGCTTTTAACAGATCTTTTTTGTTTTTACCATCTTTTTTTCCATATCTGAGCAAATATTTTAAAGCATTATCTCTAGATGTCCATTCGAGTGTACCTAGAGCTTCCCAAACATCTACAGCTTGTAGGTCCGTTTTCTTGCTTTTGTAGTGCTGGTTATAGGTTGATTCTATATACTCCTCAACCTCGAAAATGATTTCATTTTCTCTGTACTTAAAATTGCTCATTTCTATTTGACAACTTTTTTCCGGTTTTTCAAAGCTTGCTGTCTGTGGTAAGACGTGGCTTTGTTGTAAAACACTTGACCATTGATGTTGTCAATATGGTGAAGAAGATTTCTAGCTGTCAGACCAATAAATTTTTCAACGTTGAACTCTCCGTTGATATCTTGGAATCTGACTCTCACACCAGAGGGTCTTTTAACTTTACAGATGATGTCTTTCCGTGTGATATCAGTTTCTTCTAAGTAAACTTCTTCACCAAAAGTAGTTGTCACAACAGGATTGAACATTGCATAAATTGGCTCTGTGTCCAAAACAATAACTCTTGCATTTACGCCAATCTCGTTAGCCGACAAAGCAAGTGCTTTATGTCTTCTCAAAGTCTCGATCATTTCGATAGCCAATTTTCTCGGATCTTCAACTGGCTTATTGAAATCAAAGGGATCTAACTTAGTCGTGAGAATGTCATCTCTAGAGTCAACAATTCTTAAATCATTCATTATGCAACCTTACTAAAACCTTTCACCTTTTCAAACTTTATAACATTATCAAAGGAGTCATATAACTGATCTCCTTTGTGGCTAATGATAACAATGTTAGACATGTCATCTGTTTCATTGATTAGTTTCATAAAGTCATCTGTTCCTCCAGAGTCCAAAGAGGAATCAAATACTTCATCCATAATCAAAATGTTGGTCGAAACACTGTTCTTGAGTTTTGCTATCTTTCTCCATGTGAAAAGAAGAGCCAGATCAATTCTAAACTTCTCTCCCTCTGAGAAAGAGTCATAGCTAAAGGCATCCCTGTGTCTTGACAGAATCTTCTCTGAGAAGCCTTCATCAAGCTCAAAACTAACGAAAAAGTCCATAGCCTGTAGATACTTGTTGATAAGAGAATTCATAATGGGAACATATTGTTTAACTATTTTTGCTTTGATCCCACCATCTTTGAGAAGAGACACAGCCACCTCAAGGATGTCCGCTTCCTCTTTCAACACAACATATTCTTCTTTGAGCTTTTCGAATTCTTTTTCCAGCTTCAAAAGTTCATTCTGATCTTGATCGTCTTTACGTTCTTTGTTGAGCTTTTCAATCTCTCTAGTGATGTCCGTGATGTTATCGTTGTACATCTTAATCTCTCTGTTCTTTCCAGAGAGTTCCATATTTTTATTAGAAATCTTTTCGAGAATAGAAGTGATTTTCTCCACTCTCTCATTCACTTTACGACTTTTCTCCGAAAGAGCTTTCAGACCTTCTTCGTACTCAGCTATCTTACTAGTCTTTTTGTCTTTAGTATCTTTCTTAAAGTCTTCGTCTATGGCTTGCTTACAAGTAGGACAGTCTTCACTGTTCTCATAAAACTCAATATCTTTTTTGAGCTTACCTATCTTTTGCTTAATACCATATTCAATTTTTTGGATCTCATTAACCTTATCTGTAAGATCCCTATTCTGCTTTTTAACATCTTCAAATTCAGAAACATGTTCTATTAGAACATCAACTTCTTTCTGTGTGTCTTCTATTTTACCTTTTGTCTTTTCAATTTTTTCTTTGTAGTTGTTTATAAGTTCCTCAGTGTTTCGTTGTAACTTTTTCTGAGTCTCTTTGAACATCCTGATACTTTCCTCCTTCAGACTTCTTTTGCCAGAGTTTTCGGAAAGTTTAGTCTTTAGAGAAGAAATCTCATCTTTGACCAAACTGCTCATAGATGAAAAAATCTTAATGTCCAAAATGTCTTCAATCACTTCTCTTCTGGAAGCTGTGTTCAATTGCATGAAAGGAACAAAGGATGCTGATCCCACGATCACCACCTGACAGAAAGACTTGTAGTTTAGTTTGAGAATATTTTTTTCAAGAACCTCTTGGTAATCTTTGTTTGCTGCGTCTTGGCTTAACAATTCACCATTCTTATAGATCTCGAACACGTTGGGCTTTATGCCTCTTATTATTTTATATTTATTCCCACCCGTCTCAAGTTCTAACTCAACAAGGCAATTTTTCTTGTTGATAGAATTAATAAGTTGAGGCTTATTAACCTTTCTGAATGGCTTGTTGTATAGACAAAACGTAAGAGCATCGAGAATCGTAGACTTTCCCGAACCATTGTCACCGACGATCAATCTAGTCTTGTGTTCTGAAAGATTTATCTCGGTAAAAGCGTTCCCTGTAGAAAGGAAATTCATCCAACGAATTTTTTCAAACTTGATGTGCATTATTCTGCATTCATTGCCTTGTAGTAAATGTCATGAATTTTGGTTTTGAGCTTATCAAGATCAACATCCGTTTCGATAAGCCCAATGTACTTGTCAATAATCTCTTTCGTGTTTTCAATATTTTCTACATCTACGTCTGAACCATTCTCTTGATATATCATAGTCTCGTCAATGATTTTTACCTCATACGGAGAGAAAGATTCTATCTGACTAATAAAGTCGTCAAACTCCTCCACATCAACTTTCTCTTTGACAACAACACGAACGTAATGATCTTTAACACTTCCCTTTGTCACTGTGTTTCTAAAGTGATCTGTGCCGTCTACGATAAACTTGGTGTAGATCGAATAAGGGTTCTCGATGAAGGTTAACTCTAAAGTGTCTGTGTCTAGAAGGTGGAATCCCTTTACAAAACCGTAGTCCGACCAGTTCATTTGATAAGGGCAACCAAGATAGTAGATGCCGTTACTGTCTGATTTGTGGTGAAAGTGGCCGGAAAGAGTTTTCTCAAACTTCTTGAAGATAGATGAACTAAGACCTTCTTTACTAAGTTGACCCGGCTGCATAGTGAAACCTTCGATCTCAAGATGGCCGATGCACAAACGAGACTCAGACAGTTTAATCATGTCCATGCTCTGTTTGTGGTTGTCTTTACAAATCCAAGGAAGGTACAAAGTCGGAACACCAAAAAGATCCACCTCTTCGGGATCTTTGTAGAAGTTGATGTTCTTATATCTTCTGACAACCTCATCGATTGCATTGATCTGGTTCGTGTTCTTGTAGAACGTGTCATGATTGCCGACAATGATGTCCATCTCCATTCCCATGTCCTCTAAGGGCTGAAGGAATGTCTTCCGCAGGTTATGTGCTGTCAGAAAGTTGATGTATTTTCTACGATCTACAACATCACCAAGATGGACTACCTTGTCGATCTTATTTTTCTTCAGGTACGGAAAAAATACATTGTCAAAAAATTTTGCAAAGTAGCTGTGATAGTTAACATTATCATTTCTGACGCCATAGTGCGTGTCAGCAATCAAAACAATTTTAGCCATTCTTTTCTTCGTGCTTCTTCTCTAGTTCATCCATGTAGTCGTTCTGGATATATGTGTCAGCATACGGCAAAGTGGCTTTATCGGAAAGAGAATAATCGACAAGCTCCTGATTTACGTACTTGTGGTCGTAGTATTTTTTCTTGATCAAAAGAAGCTTTTTCTCTTTCTCAATTTTTCTAATGAAAGCATTCCAGATGATCTGTGTAAAATAGGCAAAAGGGTTGCTCCCCTTTGCAGGATCAAATTTCATTACAGCCTCAAATGCATTCTCCACACCGTCCCCAATCATGTCGTCTTTGAAGATGTAACCAGAGTAGTTTGGCTTGGTCGCCAACCTAGTAGCAATGGTCTGTAGACAGATGGCAATATCATTGGGAATAATCGGTCTCTCTCTTTCCTCTTTGTCTGCCTCATAGCATTCTTTCTGATACTCAACAAGTCTTAGGTAAAATGTTTTGTTATCAATATAGTTGACTGGCTTTTTCTTTTTCATATATCAAACTCATAAACTTTGAAATTAAACTTCTCCTCAGTATATATTTTCAAACGTGCTTTAAAATGTAGGTAGGTATAGTTTTCTCTCTTCCTATACCGTATGTCGTCAAAAATATCGTATATGACAGCCTTATCTTTCTTGGATGATTTTCTAAGACCTCTTCCGATTGACTGAAGGTTTCTAACTCTTGATTTCGATGGTGATGCAAAAATTACGTTGTGAAGATTTTTGATGTTCACACCCGTACTGAACACACCATAACTCGCCACTATAATTACATTGTCATTCTCCTCTGCATACTTCCTAACGTACTCCCTATCCTCTGCCTTTGTTCTACCGTCCACATAAAAAACATTCCTACCGTTTTCCTTAATAAGATCAAACAGCATTCTCCCTTGCTTCTCAACCATCTGGAAAAGAACCAGAGTGTTTCCCTTGCTTGAAAGAGCAAGACCCTTAATGAACTTATTTCTTTTCTGACTAGTGCAAAGATACTCAATCTCCTGTTGATAAGTAGCAGCCTTCATAGCCTTCTTCATCTCGTCAGAATGATTCAGACCGATACACTTCACCTTCATGTCGGCTAAGTGGTCAGCATCCATCAGTTCCTTGGTTGTCACAACCTTCTTAACAGGACCAAAAAGACCTTCTAAAACAAGCTTGTTAGTATAAGAACCGTCTAAGGTTCCGGTAAACCCAAACCTGTAAGGAACGTCAGTCGTCTTCTCCATAATCGATGTTAACGATTTAGCCTTGAACAGGTGAGCTTCATCGCCTATAATGACCTTATAGGGAAAATAAAAATTATTAGATTCCTTATGGATAGATTGCCACGTAGAGATAACAACAGGTTTGTCAGAAACCTTTTCCTTACCAGACATGATACAATGAATGTTATCGATATCATATCCGTAGGAAACAAAATCATCTCTCATCTGATAAACAAGAGATGTAGTAGGAACGATAATAAGAGTTTTCTCTTCATACAATCTTGTAAGCAAATAAATGATTAAAGACTTACCAGAAGCAGTTGGAGAGAGTAAAAGTGCTCTAGAGTTAGCAGCAGCATGTTTAACAGCTTCTATCTGATAATCTCTAGGTTTGATAGAGTCAGGGACGCCTATGTCCCTGACAAAAGACTGAAAGTCTTTTATTGTTAAAGGGTCTGTAGGACAATCTACGTTATACTCGTATTCTTTTTGATCAAAATATTCTTTTACGTGATCAAGAAGACCTGCATACAAAGTTTTTCTTTTTATATTGAATAGTCTTATTTTGCCGTCCCATAACTTTTTCTTATAGACGGGAGTAAACTTTGCACCGGGAACTTCAAATGTGAATAAGTCACTTAGTTCAAATGCAACGTCTTCAGGACAATCAATCTTTATGTGAACTTCATTAACCTTTTTAATTTCTATCAATTCAAGCCTTCTTTAAATCTTTCCCAATCAATAATTGATTTGATCTGATAACCTCTATTGTTGATTTGATGTAAGATAGACTCAACAAGAGATATTTTTTCTTTTTGTAATGAAATTTTGTTGTTGATAGTGATAATATCTTCGTCTTGTTGAATGTACATGTCTAAGTCTTGACGTAAGATCTTGAGAGGATTTTGTTCCCATCCCCAAGCTTTGAGAGTGTCTTGATCTAGATCGCCTCTGTAGTATTCATGTTTGACACGAAACAGCTTTTTATACTCAGCCTCATGTCCTTTAAGCTTAATTCTCTCTTCAGAAAGAACTCTGAGGTACTTTGAGTGTAGTCTTGGTATTCTCAAAGTTTCTTCTGTAAGGAGATCTCTTTCGAACTTAGAATCTTGTTCCCAATTCTCATAGATATCTTTTAAATTCATTAACCACCAACAACTTCAAAATCATAATCTCGATATGTGAATACTACTTGTGCCTTTGCAAACTGAGATGGGTCTGATTGTGAATCAAAAATCAAATCCGATAACTGAATAGGAAAGGCTTCAGTAAACTTTAATCTTATATTAGGATTTTTAGCTGAAGTCAATATATTAATTGAAATATCTGAAAATAAACCTTCATCAGAAGCAGGTTTAGCATCTCTAACAGTAGAGTAATGATAGTCACCGGGAAGCTTCCAACTTTGGTTTGTTACTCTACTCATCCAAGTGAATATTTCTCTGAAATTCTCCATGTTCTCGTCAACAAGAAAAGTTACAGAAAGATCTGCAAAGAAAAGTCTGTCACCCTGTAAAGGAGAACCTTGAATAGGGTTTGGCTGATCAACACGTCCAACAGAAATGCCGGGAACGTTAATAGACTGAACCGTAAAATTGAGGTCAGGAAGTCTCTTTACCCTAAAAGTAAAATTATTAGGATGAATATAATTGAGAGAAGAAGGCTGTGAATTTTGAATAGCCATTATCTGTAATACTGTACCAGTTTCTTAGGCTTTTTCTTTTTTGGTCGAGCCATTTTAGCAAGCTGATAAGCACCGACAGTTCCTAAAGCACCGCCCAAAGCACCACCAAGACCAGCACCCACAATACCAAACCCCGGAACAGGACTTGCCATTCCCAAAGCCTTTCCAAGAGCAGATCCAATTTTCTGCCCACCAGCAAGACCTGCTGTATAACCTAAAGCACCTCCTGTAATTCCTCCAGCAGTAGATGCTAATTGAGAAACAGTGTATTGTGGAGCATAAGGATCAAAATCCACTTGCTTATAGTAGAGGTCATCTTTGTCTCTATCTTTTCCTGCTTCTTCTAATGCCTTTTTCTTTTTACGATCACGTAATTTCTGTCTTAAAAGTTCAAGACCTAAAGCAGCACCTCCACCAATAAGAGCACCTTGTAAAGGTTTAACTGCAGCTCTTGCAGCGATTCCTCTTTTCGTCATATTTTCTACTTTTTTGTAGTCATATGGAGTTCCGGCTATACTTGGATCTGCTTGAATTTTTTTAGCCACATTTAAAGCAGTATCTTGATAATGTTTAATTAAATTTTTTGGTGTCAAAGTTTTCTTTGCAACAATACCGCCAGTGAGAGCGCCACCAGCTAAGGCAGCAGCACCTAATCTATACAAGTCTCTTCTTTTTTTCTTTTTTTCATCTGTCTGTTCTTGAAGAATTAAATTTGAATAAGACATGTTTTACTCCACCTAATAATTCTAAGAGTATTTATAAAAAAAGGGGGCCGAAGCCCCCTTTGACATAATGAAATTGTGCAGTTTCGATTACATCAAGTTTGCAACGGTTACTCTTCTGTAGTAAACGTTGGAATTCTGCGTGATTGCACCCGCACCAGCAGTTTCGCCTTCAGCAAATGGGTTAGCAACCATACCGTAACGGGTCTTAAAGCCGATCTTTGGCTGGAAGCTGTTCTCACCTACTGCACGGACCATCTGCAGAGGAACGTATGGGCAGTAGAAGAGACCGGAATCAAAGGCGTTTGCACCCTTGTAGCCAACAGTCATGTACTGGTTAGCACCCGAACCTGTGAAGTATGGGTCAATGTACACTCTAATACGACCATTCAGGACACCAGCAAAGGTCTTACCTGTATCGTCAACTTCAAGGTTGTTAGCATTCAGAGCAGGGGTGTAATCCAGAACACCAGCCATCTGCAGAGCAGAAGCTACGTCAGAGGAACACAGAAGGATGTTACCCTTACCACGGCGAGTGTCTTTAGCAATCTTGTTTGCTTCACGCTCGATCTGGAACATCAGACCCTTGAACTTCTCAACCATCCAACGACCGTTGGAATCAACGTCAAGATCGAAAGTACCGGAAGAAGCAACGTTGTTCTGAGCACCAGTTACAGCAGTCAGGTTAATTGTTCTTACAACTTCACGGTTGATTTCAGCCAGAACTTCAGCTTGCAGAATGTTAGCAAGTTCAGTTTCAGCATCCAGACCATGAATTGCCTTCAGATCTTGAGCCAGTTCCATTGTGTATTCAGCCTTCAGAGCACGGGACTTTGCAGTCACAGCGACTTTCTCAATGCTGAATGCCATTTCTGGAATGGAGTAGGTGGTGTTACCGCCGATTGCTTCAGCATCAGCAGTGGACATACCAGCTTGGAAGTTGTAGGTGTTCGACTCGCCAGTTGGCAGATCGCCAAGGTTCTGACCAGCGTTACCGTCAACAGCATTGTCATGAGCAGCAACAGGATTCGAAGAGAAACCAGTGTTTGCTTCATTGTACAGTGCTTCTGCACCAGTCTGGCTATCGAAGCGGGATCTCATAGCAAAGATCAGACCAGTAGGACCAGTCATAGGCTGGACACCACAAATGTCATAAGCTACGAGGTTAGGCATGGAACGGCGAACCAGAGAAATCAGTACTGGATCGTAGATGTCTACGTTACCGTCACCAGCAACGGAAGACGAGGAACCCATTGCGTTTGCAGGTGCAGCCTCTAAGAGAGACTGAGGTGCAAACCCTCTTTGCTCCATAATAGACTTTTCAGTATTTTCGAGCAACTGTGCTGTCACTGCTCTTCTGTGGCTATTCTCAATCTCTGGCAGATCTGGATGATCAAGGAGAGGAGACCACTTATTTACGACGTTTTCGTGTAAGTTCATTTGTAACTCCTATTACTTTAGACTTTTTTTACATGATTAGAAACTGCATCAACGTATTTCTTTACATTATTGTCGATGTATTTATCATTTTGCTCAACTTCAACTTGCTCATCCATATAGAAAACATTGGAAGACACTGCTTCTCTAATAACCGATGCTGTATCAAACTCATTTGCAACAAAAGTTTCCTTAAGTGCTACTAATTTATCATTAAGCTGAGAAGCATTGTCAGCATCAACATTTTCTGCTAATTTCTTTAACTTATCTCTTTGCATCAAAGAAAGATCTGCAGAAACTGCCTCGAAAACCAGAGCCTTTTCAAGCTCATTGATGTGAGATCTCTGGTTCATGTTCTTTTTAATTTGTTCGTTCAGCTTACCCTTGAGTTCTTCTACTTCGCTGTAAGCTTCCTGAACCATCTCTACTTGAGAGTCATCAATTGCAATGTTGTAAGACTTGATAACTTTGGAGATGTCGGTGATCATGTTCTCGTAAAGATCACCCTTAATGCCGTTGTCTAATACAAGCTTATTTTCAACCATGTAATCTTGTACAGAATCAGTGATGAAGCTATCAACAGCTTCTACAAGAGAACCTACTTCACTGTTGAACTGAATTTCAAAATCTTCAGAAATTTCTGAAATGATGTGATCTTCTACTTCTTCCATCTTTTGAGCAATAGTTGCTTCAAAGATAGCAGCAGCTTTGTTTTTAACTTCTTCCGAAAGCCCTTCACCAGCAAAGATGGTATCAACAGCTTCTTTAGCCATGATGGTAGACTGGTTGATAACAGCAGCTTCGTCAGGAACTTCGTCTGCCTTGTCTTCAGGCTTTGCTTCTGTTGTTTCTGGAGCAGGTTCAGCTACTGTAGCAAGTACCTGATTCACTTTTGCATCATCTGCAGTAAGAACAGCATTGATGATTGCAGAATTCTTGTCTGCTCTTGTCATACCTTCACCCACTTTATTATCTTGTGGTCTTTCGGAAGGCATAGGTGAAGCAACTACCTGAGAAGAGGACAACTCTGGTGTTGGTTCCTCTACTGGAGGAATGTTTGTTGATTCAACAACTTTTCTTCTACGTGCCATTTTTAAAAACTCCTTTAACTGAGTATTATTTATTTAGATAAGTTTTTGAGAAAATTCTCAAATAATGCTAGTTTAGCTTCTGGGGTCAAACTATTTGATCTAGTTTTCTCTTCAACAATCTCTTCATATCTTTCAATGGTAGAAGCTTTTAAGATTCCATTGTCCCAAATCCACTCAACACCTTCCATAATACCATTAACAAAAGCATCAGGAGCAGAAGGATCTGCTACAATGTCTGCTGCAGTAGCAAGAGAAAAATCATCTTGTACTTCTTGAAACTCACCTCTGGATTTCAAAGAACCCATTCCTCTTGTCGAAACCCCAAGTGTTGCACCTTCATCAATAAGAGTCTTAACGATCTTACCATTTGGTGTATCAAGAATTTTGGCTTTACCAATAAAGTTTGGCCCATCTTGATTGATCTCTACAATCATGTGGGAAACTTTATCGAGATTGATTGTTGGACCTTCAGGATGTCCTAACTCACCAAAAGCTCTATTCTTTTCAACAAGAGTATCACAGTATTTTTTAACTTCTTTTTCAAGAATCTCGATAGGGTAAACTCTACCGTTTTTATTTTTCTTTTCACCTTGAATAAAAATACCCTCAATGAAGTATTCAGGCTTTCCAGATTTATTTTCTTTGAGGAAATTTACTTCCTCATTTAATTCTGTGATGAGTTTCATTTTAGATACCAAACCTCTTTTCAGCAGCTTCAGCTTTTCTAATAATCTCTTTTAACAGAATTTCATCAAAGTCCGGAATGTCCTTAACTGCCTCTTTTGCCTTCGCTTCAAGAACCTTGTAGATGTCATTGTCATTTGCAAAAGCTCTAGCAAGCTGCTTTCTTTCTCTGCCCCTAACATATCTTCTCCATGCAAACCTTCCACCAAGGCCGACTGCCAGAATAACAGAGACAGGAATAGCTACTAATCCTAAAGAACCAAGAATACCTTGCATTTTACCTGCAAAACTAGAATTAGCCGAAATCATTCCTAGATTGGCAGCTAATCCGTCCAACCAATTTTTAGGAATGTTGCCAAAGAAATCTTTAACTGTTTTAACTTGACGATTAAAATCAGCCAAAACTTCAGACCAGCTTTTTGGTGGGGTTGGTGGCTGCTTTTTTTCTAATCCGTTATAAAAAGAGATCATTGCTTGAAATGTGTTTGGTCCGACTTTGCCATCAGAACCAGCACCGATTTTTTGTTGCAATTGTCTAATTGCGGGTACTGCTTCTCTTGCTGCAAATTTAGATCTTAAAACGGAGACTGCAGGAGGAGTAATACCAGCCGCATCTAAAACCTTCACTGTCGTCTGAACAATTTTTTCAAATAAGTCTGGGTAGTTTTTAGACAATTCACCCATATTTTTATACGTGTTTTTGTTTTGAACGTAGTCATTAAGAGGACCAATATCAAATTCTTCTACTTGTTCCATAAAGAATTCATATTCTTCATTAACAATTTCTTTAGCTTTTTCTTTACTAATCTCCACTGGATATTCCTTTCCGTCAAAATCGAAAGTCTTTTTATCAGCAAGAGCAGCTTCAGCAGCAGCATATGTGAAGCTCGACTTATCCTCTGTCTTAACCTTCTTTTCTTTACCCAATAAAAGTTTCTTCGACATTTTTTTATCCTCTTTTATTCTTCGTCATCCGAATCGTCTTCAGACTCTTCTTCAAGATCTTCTTCAGATTCTTCGTTGACTTGTTCGTCTTCGTCATCGTCATAGTCAGCTTCTCTGTGGCCCTGCTCTCTGTCTACAGGCTGGTCAACACTAGCTACCGGATGATCGACAATTTCTCCCGAATGCATGGCAACGAAATCTTTGTCAGCTTCGGAGTCAAAGATTTCTGGGTATTGTTCTGAAATTTCTTGTTGAATTTCATTGGTTCTTTTATCAATAGCCTCAATCAGCTTCTGAGACATAGCACCTTTAAAGGCTGTCAAAGCACCGCTTAAGTCATCTTCAGCAATATAGTGAATAATATTTTTTACATTACTCATTGGGTTTCTCCTTTGTTTCCTTTATTTATTCTTCTTGATTAGAAGAGTTTGTCTGTTGCATCTGTTGTGACTGTTGATATTCAAGCATGTTTTCTGACATAATACGTTCGACATCAGAATTTGTCTGTCTCAGAATATTTTTCTTGATGTATTCAGTAGAGAAGTATTTACCATTGTACTGTTCAGCTTCTCTAAGAGTCATCAAACGTTCTCTGAAAATTTCATTCTCTTTAAGTTCTGTGTAGAAGTTGTTCTCATTGTATCTAATAAGAATATCTTTTTTGATGGAGTCAAATTCAGCAATATTCATAATACCCTTGAGAACAAGTTGTGTTCTCAAACAGGAGTAAATAAATTCGTTAAACTTTACTCTCAAACGTTTCACAAATTTGTGAAATTTAACTTCGTCTCTATTGATTTCAGAGGCTCTTCCAAGAGTGTAAGACACTTCAGCTTCCATTCTGGAAGTCGGAACATTAAGTGCTCTATAAAGTTTCTTTTGGAAGTAGATAATGTCTTCCATCTGACCTAAGTTATTGCCACCCGGAAGTGTACCAATTTCTGTACCACGACCACCTTCTCTTCTTGGAAGCCAGTAGTCTTCTAACATGGTCATAAATTTACGATCATCTTTGATTTCTCCAGAAGATGCATCGTAAACAAGTTTGTTCTTGTGCTTTTGCATCATATCACGGAGGTATTGCTCTGCCTTCATCTTAGGCAAGTTACCTACGTCGATATAAAAAATTCTTCTTTCTGGCGCTCTTGCAAGTCTGTAAATGACTGCAGCATCCTCCAAAGCTCTAAGCTGATTAACAGGTTTGATAGCTTTATGGAGATGTGAAAGGACCATTTTATTGGCCCTATCATTGATTCCAGAATCACAGTAAATGATAGAATCTTTTGCAATTTTGATAGTCGCTGCCGTCTGTGGCATAGCTGAAACGCTTGCTCCTAGAAAACCATCATTGTTATACATGAAGTATTCGTTTTTGATTTTCTTTTCAGAGGCTTTTGTTTTTGGATCTTTTACTTCTTCGAATTCAACAATTTTCTTGATCTTTCTTGGATCAACATATCTTAATTCTTGAATACCTGCTTCTGGAGATCTTTCATCAATAACAACATGATAGTAAAGTCTACCATCAACATACCATTTTCTAAACATCTCGTAGGATTTTTCACGGAATTCAAGAAGATCGACAACCTTCTCAAACTCCGTGTAAATCAGTTTCTTGAGGGTTGCACCTGCTTGAACTTTGTCGAGGGAAATTTTTAGTGCGTCACCAGCTTCATCAGGGTTAATTACTTCATTGATAATATCATCAACAGCAACTTCTACTTCAGGCTGCATAGACATATCTCTATATCTATTAATCAATTCGACATCGTTTCTTACCGATCCGTCAAGATCGACATAAGATCCGTAGAACCCTCCGGTGCTGACGCTGATAGAACCATCGTCAAACTCCGGTTGAGTAAATGTTCTTACTGTTTTAGTCTCTTCCTGTTCTTTTTGAACACGACTAATATTAAAACCAAAAATTTCCATCAACTATACCTTATTTTTAAAGTGCTCGACCTTCAGAAACAAACTCACCCTGATTACCGGGTGCAACTGTATTAGTTCTAGCACTTCTTTCTTCATCCAACAACCAGTAGTCATACTTGAAGTTTACTTGGAATTCTTCAATAACATCTGACTGCGCCCAATCAAGACCAATAGCAGTAAGATCAGAAGGGAAACAACCAACAAACTTGTACTTTCTAAGAATGTCACCAGACTTAGAATACTGGATCACAGAACCGTCTCTTTTGTAAGATTCTGGTCTTTGATAACCAGCATCTCTTACATTAGGCTCATGAGAGTTCAAAGAATTGTGCCAAGCTTCAAGAGCATGTCTTACAGCAAAGTCTTCATCGTTGATTACAGTGATCAACCAGTCATCATATCTTCTTTGACCAGCAACCTTAATGGTTCTTCCGAAGTAAGGAACTTCGGAGAAACCGATAGAAGAAGTTGGAATAGCTGTAGCTCTAGCCATAAAACGAATTTTATCATCGCCTCTAGAATCTACAGGGTTTTGAAGTTCGATAGAGAATAGTGAGGCTCTAGCCCCACCAAACTCAAGTTCTTCTCTAAAAGAGTTAATATTAAAAGCCATTTACTTTATCCTCCGAATCTTCCTACAACTTCCTCAAACGCTACTCCGGTTCTTACTGCAACGAAGTTCAGTCTAATGAAGTTAATAGATCTTGCTGGTTTGATGTAGATGTCGCCAACAAATTCATTTCTGTCGATAACTTCTGGCGTATTGTTTGTTTCGTCACAAACAACTCTAAAGTCTGTGATACCTCTACGACCTTGAACCGTTCTCAGGAATGGCTCGACCAGAGATACAAACTGTGCTCTTGTGAATTCATCATTCAGTTCGAACAAAGTAAACTTAGAGGCAGTTGCAATCGCCTTTTCAAGAACAATAAACAATCTTCTAACATTGATTCTGCTGAATGCAGAAGGCTTGCCGAGAAGTGTCTTGTCACCAAAAAGGATGTTGCCCTGATTTCTAAATTTGACAACAGGGTTAATGTCAGAACGATAAAGAATGTCTCTTTCAGCTTGATCTGGATTGTATGCCAGCTTAACTACATTCTTGATCTCGCCTCTATTAAATCCTGCAGGGGAATACCAAGGCTCTCTCTGGTTATCAGTTCTAACCATAAGACCCGCAATATCACCGTTCAATGGAACATATCTGAATACATCATTGTACTTGTCATACATGTACTTATATCCAGAATCCATGATACCGTAAGAAGAAGCTCTTAAAGTATTACGGAATGTTGTCACATCGTTAGTAGGATCAATTCTATTGCCTACAACATCAGCCCTGTCGGGAGAAATTGTTACAACACAATCAAGTCTCTTTTCTGCAACGTTATCAATGAGATAGTTAGCAAATGCTTGTCCATTTGTTCCACCTCTTGCTTTACCTTGCATCATAATGGACACGTCAACCTTTTCAGGATCTGCAAAAAAGTCTGCTGCAGTCTGAAGGCTACCAAGAGAAATTGTGCTTTCGTCACCTTCTCCAGCACCTTGACTAAAGGAGAGGTAAAGTGGATCTTCATTGGTAGATGCAACAATATTAGTTGCTGTTGCAGAGGCAGCACCAGATCTATCATTGGCCCACCAAACCCATTCAGACTGATTGTTCAGAACAGTCTTATAGTAGTTTGTGGAACCGTCTGCTGTTTTACTGTCAGATGCTCTGGAAAGATTAGAGAATGTTTCAAGAACAGTTCTCTTTTGTCCAGTGATACCACCATCTTCGTCTAATACAACAACGTGCATCTCATCTCTTGCTGCTTCACCAGCAGAGTGCCTATCAGCAACATAGTCCGATGTTCCCGGTGCAGCGTCGAACAGGTTGAAGAAACCCCATCTTCTCTTTACCGTATCCATCGTAATGTCTTGAATTAATGCAACTTTTTCAGAAAGACGAATTGTAGCTGTGTAAGTGTTCGAAGAACCAATTCTTGTTGCATCACCGATATTTTCGATTCTCAAGAATTGAGTTCCAAGAGTTGTGTTGCCGACTTCCAAAAGGTCTCCGACATTCAACTTACCTTTAATAGTAACCATTTCAGAGTTAGCTGTGCTAAACCCATCAACGTTGTTTGAAATATCAAGGTTTGCTGTATTAGAACCAGCAGTAATCTTCAGTGCAACAGAAGTATCGGAATCCGAATTGGTGTGGTTGTTAGAGTAAGCATCAGCAGAATCACAAACAGAGATCTGCAAGTCGTTTCCTCTAGAACCCGGATACTTTGCAATGTACAGAAGATCTGTATCACCAAAGGCTAAAGATTCGTAATGATCGTCATTACGAACAAGTGTGTTAGCAACTACACCAACATTTGCTGTGGCGTTGAAAGCTGTGCTGTCAACTGCTCTAGAAACATAAAGTTGGTTTCCGTATGCTAAGAAAGACGCTGCCGTGAAAAATGTCTCAAAGTTCGAATCGGTAGGTTCACCAAACTTGTTGACTAGATCTTTTTCACTACTAATTAATACTCTTTCCTCTACTGGACCCCAAGAAAAGGCACCAGCTATGGCCCCTTCAGTTGTGGCTACTGCAGGAACAACAGTAGTTAGGTCAAATTCTCTGACCTGAATTCCCGGACTTACTAAAAATGCCATCGTATTCTCCTTAGATAAGAAACTGCACTCATATTTATTAAATCCTGATATTGGTTAAAGAATTAATCCATCATCTTCATATCCGTCTCCAGAGTTAATGAAACCGAAAGGAAGCATAGAGTCCATTTCTTCCTTTCTTTCTTGAAGGAGACTCTGCACGTAGTCTGTATCTGTAAGGTTCTTGAAGTAGTCTTGGGTTGTCATCCAACCAAACATTACTAAAGTCATTACGATATCGTCATTCTTGCCTTTGTCAGCAGCAAAGCTTT